CCGCTCAGGCACTATGGGATTGGCCACCCTTTCATGACATTGTCATTTTAGACATCAATGATGTATGCTTCTTAGAAGCGCTTCCGTGAAATCACGAAAGCAGCGTCGGTCTGAAATTCAGATCCAACGTATTGATCCTCCTGAGAACCGGGGATCACCCTACTTGGCTTGTAGGGCATCTCGATGGTCATGCCATTAAGGCTATCCACGAGAGCGCGTTTGGGGACCCACAGTCCCTGAGAGCGCACCGAGAAATTCGGATTTCCCTTCAGAATCCAATCTCTAAAGGTCTCACAATCCTCTGGGGTTGTTGAGAATAGATCGGCCTCGATTTTGTAGGCTCGATCTTGCCTTGCGACCTCGACTGACACAAAGTCGTCGAGAACCTCCGATGGAGATGGGAGTCTTTCCTCCCTTGTCGCAACCGAAATTTCATTGAAATCAATGGCGCCGGCGGCGCACGCAATAGATATCCTAATTGCGGAAATTCGGTCTAAGGAGTCAGCGATTTCGGCAAACGATATGTAGCCGGAACGCCGGGCGTAGCGTTTTGCTTCACCGAACGAGACAGGATAGGTTTTCTTTTCCTGTAGTTCACTTTGGAGATCCTCCAAAGATTTCGCCTCGTCCCTCCATTGCTTGAACATGATCTCTCCGTACTGGATGATCATATATTGACTCGATGGGTCAATCAAGCCGCGAGATGATCCACCTGTGGACATCTTGCGTGTAAGACTGCCAAATAACGGGAATGGATCATTCCCAAACCGTAATCGGTTATAAATGGCAACAATCCTAGTACCAGTCCGGTCCAGGATTTTCCTATAGAGTTCCTCCCTATCACCGCAGAATGGGACATTAAGTCCTCCTACAATTCTTGGGAGGTAGACCATAGGGTCTTTTCCGATGTAATCTGCCATCAAGACACGGAATGTGTGCTTGATATGTTTGACTACATTGGGACGCTTGTGGGCCAGAATCTGGTTCCACAATGCGTCGCCCTTTCCAACCGCCGGATTCCGGTCTCGGTCCATTCCGTTATCAACGGAACTAAAGGGCATTAGGAGCCGTAACTTGAAACAATCGATATGGAGATCTTCCTTATCGTAGTCAAGCTGCCATGGGGCTCTCCCACAACCAATGGTTGTGGGGATAAGCCTCAGAGGCTCCTCACAGTAGTTAACCCAAATTTGGGACCACTGTGGTTTAGTTGGATGTATCCGATGACCCAGCATATTGTGGGTTTCGACCAACTGCAGATGTTTCGCGCGTGTGACTAAATTTGCCACATCATCACCAGCCACGGCAAAAGGCGGTGGACGCGGGACGTCTTTGAAGACCATGAGCTCTACTATTACAGATGCAATGCACAGAGCTGGTTTACACCCGGGATCAGACATATGGACACCATCCTCAGTGAGGATTACACGGTGCTTGTCATCCCGCAGGTCTCTCTTCACATACATGTACCTGGGAGCTAGAAGCAGCCCTAGGCACTGGTGGAAGAAAAACGCCTCATATCGGTTCTTTGCGAATGCATTGATGAGCCGACTGAGGACCTCATATAAGAACTCGTTATTGAGCATATTTGAGGCACCCGAGAGGTCGTAAACCGACAGTCCGTCGGTGTTAGTACATTTGTACTTCCCTCTCGACAGGTCAACAGCAAAATCCCACCCTTTCATTGATCGGGTGAAAGCCGAGCGTAACGCCGGGTGACCTGCAACTACATCCGATAGCCAGTGGCCAAACGGTTGTAGCATCAGTGTGACGAAGGTCGGGGGTTCAGAAAGAAACCTGACCTTGTTACCTGATTCCGGTTGCGCAATCAATTTGGTGCGCACCGGAGTTCGAACGAAGCTCTTTTTCGGAAAGATACCCTCCCATTCACAAGGGGGGCCGGGGACATACCCCTGAGCAACGTTCTGTTCAACCGCCAATTGGAGGAGCTGGTGGGGAAATGCCTCATCCAACCCGAATAACGGGTCCTCAACTGTGCGGTGCTCATTGACCTCTGCAAAAATGGTCATCATGAGCTCATCCGGAGCCATTTCGTCTCTGAATGAATTAGTTAGGAACAATATTCCGTCCTGTAACCGGGAGAATCTCCCAACGGTCTTATAGGGTTTAATACCCTTCACTTCATTTATGGGGCAACCCCACCATGAAGTTCCGACGTAGCTTTCCCCTGGAATTTTCCAGACGAATCTCTCGAGGTATTTCCTCGACGCGAATATCGCGCCCCCTCCGTCGGTCCTAGCGCTCTCAAATTTTCCTGTAGCACTTAGGGAGAGGTGTGGTCTCGTTGAGACCTCGCCATTCTTAAGATAGTTAATCAGGCGTTGTGTTGCTTGAACGACCAGTGATCGCCTAGCTGGAGTTAAAGATGGTTTCTTAGAGAATTGCTCTCTAAGCTCCAAGACCTCCGCGTCAAACCTCTTCTCAGTGAGAGGAGGTGGAGGCATAACACGCGACTGGATAAAGTGATTCACTTTCTCCAGAGTAATTGCCGTAATGATGGTTTTGTCCTTAAGGACTTTGGCCAGTGAAAAATCATTAAGCCACGGCAACATCTCAAACCATAGTGGTCCAAGATGACCATTTTGACCACCAGGTACCCCAAAAGGGAACTTGTTTTCTACCTGGTAGTCCAAGGTCTGTGTGAAGTCTCTGACGTGAAGACAGACCTTTTTCCATCCCTTGCAAGCAGCATCATAGGAATGGATTGCTGTGGTGATAATATATCGCCACAATCTCCAATGGAGATTGCACACTGGGCGCCCTACAAGTTGTAGGTTTGAAGTGATGATACACACTTCGATAGCTCTCCAGAGGTGGATGATTCTTCGAACATCTCTGAACTCTGCCTTCGCGTATTTGTCTAATACGTCCGAAGGGAGTTCCCTCCAGGAGTGGAGCGTGCCTAAATAGGCTCTACGCTCCTCCCTAGTCCGTGACCAGAGACCTGAAACAGGTTTGTGTAAATTATTATAATGCCGTCCTAAAATAGTACGGTCCAGAGTTCTGGTAGACTCGATTTCCTGAGATGATCGAGTACTTGGCCAGACCAT